GACAGGGAGACCACTGTCCTTGAGGTCGTCTGCCGCGATTATTCTCGGAAGAACGAGGAAGCCTATCTGCATTATGCGATCTGCATGACCACAGACACGGTTCTCCACACCAAAGAGATGAAGGGCTTGGGCTCCAACCCATTCATTTGCTTCCGTTGGTCGAAATGCGCTGGTGAAGTTTACGGGCGAGGCCCGCTGATCAATGCGCTGTCCGCGATCAAGACCACAAACCTGACCATCGAGTTGATTTTGGAGAACGCGCAGATGGCGATCTCTGGGATTTACCAGATGGAAGATGATGGCGTGATCAATCCGGATACGATCCAGCTTGTTCCGGGGTCGATCATTCCAAAGGCGATGGGCAGCCAAGGCTTGCAGCCAGTTCAGGCGGCTGGCCGCTTTGACGTTGCTCAACTTGTTCTCAGCGACATGCGATTGAACATCAAGCGGGCGCTGTACAATGACATGCTTGGCAATCCGGATAAGACACCCGCGACTGCGACTGAGGTTGCGGAGCGTATGGCCGACCTGTCTCGCCGCGTCGGCTCTGCGTTTGGTCGCTTGCAAGCCGAGCTTGTGCAGCCAGTTTTGCAGCGCGTCATCTACATTCTGAAGAAGCAGGGTCGCATTGAAGTGCCGACTGTGAACGGACGGGAAGTCAAAATCCGCTCAGTTTCCCCGCTGGCTCAAGCCCAAGCCAACTCAGATATTTCCAATGTTGCCAGATACTTACAGCTTGTTGGCGGTGTCTTCGGCCCAGAAATGTTGCAGCTTCTCATCGACGGAGAGCAGACGGCGATACACCTTGCCAAAAAGTTTGGTGTGCCAGAGAGCTTGATTCGAGACGAAGAACAGCGCAAACAGATAGCTGCAATGGCGCAGCAAATTGCGCAGCAGCAACAGGGAATGATGGGTGAGCAGCAAAATTAACATCGGATTGGATGGGTATCAGCGCAAGTCCGAAGACGATGTGAACATCAGCAAGAACATTGCGCAGATATTTGAGTCGCCCACGGGCAAAGAGGTTTTGCGCTACCTGCGCTCGATTACCATTGAGATGGTGAACGGGCCAAATGTGACCACGGAAGAGTTACGTCACCTCGAAGGCCAGCGATATGTCGTTGGGCTCATCGAGCAGCGCATTGGACACGCACATAGGAGCAAGAAATGAAGGATCAAGAATCAGCAGAAGCAGTAGCGGAGGCAGATGGTCGAGATTTTGTCACGCAAGAAGATGTACAGCAGGCTGAATCTGGGACAGTCGATCGACCGGAGTGGCTTCCTGAAAAGTTTAAGACAGCCGAAGACCTTGCAAAGTCTTACACCGAGTTATCCAAGAAGCTGGGCAATTCTGAAGAAGACATTCGCAATTCGATCATGGAAGAAATCCAGAAGGAAGCATTCAGCAGCCGACCCGAAAAGGCTGGAGACTATCAGCTTCCTGAAACGGTCAACGCGGAAGAGGCCGTAGACAATGATCTTCTGAAGTGGTGGTCAGATCATTCGTTTGAGAACGGTTACTCTCAAGAAGAGTTCCAGCAGGGCATCGAGATGTATGCTCAAGCCATTGCTGGCAGCCAGCCAGATATGGAGGCGGAGTCTGCAAAGCTTGGAGACAATGCCGAGGCTCGTATTGATGCGGCCTCTGCGTTTGCAAACAAGTTCTTCCCCAAGGAAGCGCTGCCTGCGATTGAGCGAATGTGTGAAACCCATGCTGGGATCATTGCTCTTGAGGCAATTCAGGAAGCGATGAAGGACGGCAATTTTGCTGGCAACACAGCACCAGCCGCGCAAACTTCAGAGCGTGAGTTGAGGGAGATGATGAATGACCCAAGGTACTGGAAAGACCGAGACCCCGCTTTCATCAAGGAAGTCACCGAAGGTTTCCAGAAAATCTACAGAGGTTAAGATCATGAAGCGGGGTAGGTTTTATCTTACCCCCTTCACCTTGGATCACATTGAGGAAGTGGTCGAAGGTCTGAGCGCCGAGAACCGACGCGAGCTAAAGCTTCTTGGTCACTCTGATATCAGGAAAGCTTTGCTCGACATGCACGAAACCTCTGAGTGCTATCTCTGCCGGGAAGAGGGTGAGTCATTCACCATGATTGGCGGCCTTTGGTTTGGCGCAGATGAGGCTTGGCCTCAGATGTTTGCAATGTTCTCCGACAAAATCAAAAGCAACTGGCACGCTATGGCTCGCGGGTCGCGCATGTTCGTGAGCCATTTCGATCAGTCTCATGATGGCATGTCGATGACAGTGAACGCTGACTTCGAGTTTATTTTGAATTGGTCAGCGTGGTTGGGCTTCGAGCCCGTAGGCGTCAGCCACCTTGGCTTTGAGAAGTATGTAGAATTTGTGCGTTGTAATCCGCGTCAGAAAAATATTAAGGATGAATTATCTCGGCCCGCGATGCACTGATCGGCCCCTGTTGGGATACCCGAATTGACGTAAAGGTGCGGATACCCGTAGCAAACTGAATTTTCATAGGACTGAAACAATGGCTAATACAATCGATCAAGCCTTTATCAAGCAGTTCGAGACTGAAGTTCACATGGCATACCAGCGTATGGGTTCCAAGCTACGGAACACTGTTCGCACGTCCAATGTGACAGGCTCGGTTACTCGCTTCCAAGTGATTGGCAAAGGCGCTGCAAATACCAAAGCTCGCAATGGCGATGTGACCGCGATGGAACTCGTCCACACCACTGTCGAAGCAACGATGGCCGACTTCTACGCGCCGGAATACATCGACAAGCTTGATGAGTTGAAGATCAACATCAATGAGCGTCAAGCCGTAGCACAATCTGCTGCTGCTGCTCTGGGTCGCAAGACTGATGAAATCCTGATTACGGCAATGGACGCGGGCGCTAACTCCACCCAAATCCACGACACTAGCTCTGCGCTTGAAAAGGCTGATCTGCTGACGTTGTTTGAAACGTTTGGCACTGCCGACCTGCCAGAAGACGGCCAGCGTTATCTCGCCATGTCGCCTGCTGGATTTGCTGATCTCTTCAACATCGAAGAGTTTGCTTCGTCTGACTATGTTGGACCTCAGAACCTTCCGTTTGCTGGTGGCATGACGATGAAGGAATTCCTGGGTTTCAAGATTTTCTCCACGTCCGCGGTCGCTGGTGGCAAGAACTTTGCATACCACGCGAACTCGGTCGGTCTTGGCATCAATGCTGATGTTCAGACTGAACTGAACTACGTCCCTCAAAAGGTCTCGCACCTTGCTACATCGATGATGTCGATGGGTGCCGTGGTCATTGATGACGATGGTGTCTACGAAGTTCTCGACAACAACTAATAGGAGTGGGGGGTTTCGGCCCCCCAATCTTCCATGCCAGACACAGCAAACACTTCACTCAAAGTATGCACTCGGGCGTCCATTTTAATGGGCGGGTCTCCAATCTCTTCATTTACGGAGGGTACTGCTGAAGCAGATGTTTGTGAGGCAATGTACGAAGACATTGCGCGATCGGCTCTTGTGAATTCTAGATGGGGATTTGCTACGGCTCAAGCGGCTTTGAGCCGATTGACTGACGCGCCAACTGCTCGTTTTGATGCAGCTTATCAACTCCCATCCGCGGCTTTGACTGTTTCAGCGCTGACCGTAAACGACGCTGCTGTGACTTTTGACACCTATGGAGACAAAGTTTACTGCAACGTGTCTGAAGCTCAGACTGTTGTTGCTGATTATATCTATCGCGCAGATGAGGCAGATTGGCCGCCATACTTCACAGTTGCGGTGGAATATTCTGTTGCCTCAATGCTTGCTACGTCTATTGCGCGAGACCCAACGTTGTCTCAACTTTTAGATCAGAAGGCTCAGATTCATATGATGCAGGCCCGCCGTCTTGATTCGCAACGTCAAACAACGCAGAAACTCAACACATCGAGGTTTATTGCTGAAAGGCGCAGCTAATGCAAAAACTACGAGTTTCCATTAGCAGTTTTCAGTATGGTGAAGTCAGTGACTCATTGATCATGAGGACTGATTCTCCTATTTACGCTCAATCTGCGCAGAAGCTTGAGAACATGTTGGTCATGTCAGAGGGTTCTGCAAAGAAACGGCCCGGACTAAAGCACATCTATGATTACAGCTTAAGTTCGAACAGCAAGGTGCAGTCTCATCTGTTCCGGTTTATCTTTGACGAGAACGAAGAGTATGTGATCTCGGTCGAAGAGGGCAAGGTCCGCTGCTTCCGCCTTCTCACTGATGGCAGCGTGAGCCTTGTTGATACGATCACTCAAGACACCGATAGCAACGCCCTTCCGTTTGATGACGACTATCTTCGGGAGTATACGACCGCTCAATATGGAGATGTCATGTTCATCTCCCATCCGCTGTTTGCGCCTCGGATGCTTACCAGAACATCCTTAACTGACTTTGAGGTGAGCGTATTTACGTTTGATTCTCAATTGGATGGCAAAAAAACGTATCAACCCTACACAAAGTTTCAAGCCTCTAATGTGTTTTTCGATCCGAGCAGCACAACAGGAACCTCTATAGCTTGTCAACTTTTCACAAATACTGGCACCAGTGATCCAGATGGGATTGCTATCACTCAGAGTGAATTTTTATCCCCATTTAATTTTGATTTAAACGGAGCCCTTGCTAGTGGAGGCACCGTAACGCTGGATGCCGCTGCTCAAATTACAATAACATCTACATCCTCTAATCATCACACCCAACAAACATTTACGATCACGGGAACTGACCAAGACGGCGAGTCAGTTACTGAGACTTTTAATGGCCCAGCGGCAAATGACACAGTTGCAACAGGCAGGAACATTAAAACAATAACAAGCATTTCTTCTACTAATTCATTTACAAACTTAAGTGTTGGGGTCTCAGAGAGGCAGTCAGTAAGTTATTTTGACATAACGGGAAGTAAGGTTAACGGTGCATATCCAAACTCTGCGCACCTTGGCGTAACGCTGAGATACGGTAAAGCTGAGATGATCATTGTTGAGGTTATATCCTCTGATCGTGTTAAGGTGGATGTTGTTGATCAGCTTAAACGTAGGCTAGAAGTCTTAAACCCATTGCGCACTACGGACGGCAGTGATGAGGTTCAGGTTACAATGATTGGTCATGGTTTCGCTGGAGGCGAGGCGATTATCATTTATGACGCCGCGCCTACTGGCGGGATTAATTCTTCAAACATTAACGGCAGCCGCACTGTAACTGAAATTATTGACGAAAACACATTCACTTACACTGCGGGAGGAACCGCAAATGAAAGTGAAGACGGGGGTGGTTTTGTTTCAATTGAATCTCATGCGCCAACAGTCGATTGGAACGAGCAGTCTTGGTCTTCCGCCCGAGGCTATCCCGCTTCCGTCACCTTTCATGAAAACCGACTCATCTTTGGCGGAACAATCTCTGAGCCTGACTCAATTTGGATGTCTAAGATTGGCAACTTCTTCAACTTTGATGTGGGCGAAGCTGCTGACGCTGACGCAATTGCTTTGGTGGCCGCGACTGGAGATGTAAACGAGATCAGGTATATGATTTCGAACCGAGACCTTCAGATATTCACGGCCTCTTCTGAGCTTTATATCCCAACCTTTTTGAACCAAGCGATCACGCCGACAAACGCTCAGATCAGAAAGCAAACACCCTATGGCATTGCTCACGTCATGCCTGTTCCGATTGATGGAGCTACGATTTTTGCGGCGAACAATGGCCGTGTTGTTCGAGAATATCTCTTCACTGATTCTGAAGATGCCTACACCGCGAATGCTATATCGACTCTTGCGTCTCATTTGATTAACGATCCGATCTTCATGACGGTTGCTCACAGCGCGTTTTCGCTTCCTGACTCTTACGCCATGATGGTCATGAGCAATGGTGATGCTGCGCTCTTCACCTCCAATCGAGCGGAGCGAAGGGCTGCTTGGACCAGCCTAACAACCGATGGCTCCTTTGCTTCTGTCATTGCTGTTGAGGATCGCATCTTCGCAAATGTTTACGATGCCGATGGCAACCTTCATCTTTGCGAGTTCAGCGAGGATGTCGGCTTGGACTTCTGGGTCTATGGGGCTGTGTCCGCAAACGTTTTGGATGTAAGCGCAAAGTATTCCAGCGGAGATGCCGTTGATGTCATTGGAATTAACAATGGGGCTCAGTCTTATCTTGGCTCTTTTACTGTGAACGGCAGTAACGAAGTCGATCTTTCTGCGCACACTGGATACGCGCATGCTTATGCTGGCAATAAGTTCACTGCAAAGATTGTAACAAATCCAGTCGATGCCGCTGTAAGCGCTGGTGCTATTACGGGTGAAGTTCGTGGAGTGTCTTCTGTTATCGTAGATGCAAAAAGCGTTGAGTCCATGAAGGTAAACAATAGACCTTTAACTGGTACGCTTCCATTTGACGGTAAAAAAGAATTTCGATTGCTAGGTTACAGTCGAGACCCGCAGGTCACAATTGAGCAAGACGACCCACTTGGCCTACAGGTCAATGGGATGATAGCGGAGCTAGTTGTCTGATGGACCCTATTACATTGATGCTTCTGTCTTCTGGCGTTCAGGCCGGGGGCTCATTGCTTGGCGGGCTTGGCGCAAAATCTGCTGCTGATCTGAATGCCTTCAGCGTAGAGACTGAAAAGAAGATGAGTGAGGCCGAGGCGGCCCAGCGCAACAACGATCGCATGGAGGCGTACAGGTCGAACCTTTCCGCAAACATTGCTTCGTTCGCTTCTCAAGGCAGAGACGTTGGGGCTGACCGTTCTGTTTCTGCCTTCTTGGACAAGCAGAAAGAAATCGCTGTATCTGACACCGCTCGATCCGACTTCATGGCAATGATGCAGGGAATGCAGCTAACGCAAAAAGCTTCCGCCATACGTCGAGAGGGTCAGGCTTCTCTTGTTGCTGGGGTGACGGACGCCTTCACCACCATGGTCGGAGCCAAATATAGGTACGACAAAGTTAAGATGCCGAAGGGATAAGACATGGCTGTCATTCGAGAGAAGCGTCAATTCAGAATCGGCACCATTGGAGTTGCTCGCGCTTCTCAGGGCGGCCAGATAGTTGGCGAAACCATTGCGCGTTCCGCCAATGCTCTTGGCGATATGTTCTACAAGGAAGCTGCGCAGGCGGCTGAGAAGGGTGGCATGGAGGCGGGAGCCTCTGCTGACCGTGAGAAGGTGATCACAATCAATCCTGAGACGGGTGAGCCTGAAGCCTACGCTCCACCTGAAGGCATGGGTTCGATCGGCGCTGATGCTTACCAGCGCGTTGTCATGCGCAGGTTCCAGCAAAGCATTGAGGATGAAATCCAAAACAAGGGCCGAGAGCTTGCTGCTAGGTACCAAAGCAGTCCAGCCATGTATGAGTCGGCCATGTCTGACTATCTGGCCTCAATGACCAACGTTGCTCAAGATGAGTTTCGCGGTTTCATTACGGATGTCGGCACCAGCTATCTGAATGCCACCATGACCAACATGCAGATTGCTCAAGTTCGTCGTGAGCGGGCCGCGGCAAGGGCGTCCCTAGAGACTTCGCTTGAAGATGGTCTTAACAATCTTGAAGCGCTGACTGCTGCGTCTGGAGGTGCAGCATATAATGCAGGAAGCATAGAAGCTAGCTTGCTCAATTCTATCGATCAGGGTGCAACGGATGCTATTGAAGCGGGGTTATTCAGCGAAACTGAAGCCAGAAATTATCAAGTAGCTCGACAGCAGGCAATTATACGAGGCACGCTTCGAAATGCTGCGAGCCGAACTCAAGACCCTGAGACTCTTGCTCTTTTACAAAGCGCGATTGGGACTCAAAACTTCAATGCTATTCCTGCGGAATTCTCAGGAGTTGCTGATGCTATGCGATCTCTTGGGACAAACTATGGTGCGATGGCTGAGATTGAAAGGTTTTCAGATGGCCTTTTTTCTGATGCGATTGCAGGCGCAAAGATAATTGAAGCAAGAGAGGTTGCATCCATTGCTGCCGAAGAAGCCCAATTGGTTTTTGATTTGCAGGTGGGTGCTGGAGCCAGCAGGCTTGTAGCAACAAGAATCGCTAGCACCAGAGGGCCGCTTTATGTTGCCTCTCATTCGGCGCAGGCATGGCAGCAGTCAGGTGATCTTGCCCGAGCGCAGTTTGCTGCTGGTCGCGAAGATGTTTCAGATCAGATTCTCAAAGATCGCAACGATGTTTTAAGAGCGTCGTCTCGCGCCATATACGCCAGAACTCTTTCTGGTCTAAGCACTCCAGAAACATTTGCGCTTGAGAATGCAATCTCAAATCAGAACGTTATGCTTGCGCCTGAGAGCGCACGGCTTGAGTTGAATGCATTGATGCGCATGGAGGCTGCGACAGGGGAGCCCATCCTTGATGAATTTTTGCCTCACATTGGTTCGTATCGATCGGCTGCGGGCAAAGACATTGACTTGATGTTGGAGGCTGCTGCTGCACAAGAAGCCCTTGGCGTTAATGTTCCATCAATTTTGTCTTCTCAGAATCTTGATCAAGATGTTTCGGATATGATCTCTCAGGTCAATGCGATTCCAAATCTTGACACAACAGCCGCAAAGACGCTGCGCAATTCGATCTATGCTAATGCTGGCAGCAATAATCTGAACGCTTTCTTCGGCAATTCTAACTTAACGGCAGACCAACTTCGAGAAGCTCAGAGCGTATTTGACGGCGGCGCTGCTCAAGAAGGGGTTCTTACTGACGAACAGATTGCTCAAGTTGGTCAGGCTCGCGCCTACGCGATTAAAGCTGAACATCTCAGCGAGCTTCGAACTACGTTCAACAGACAGACAGCAATTGTTACGGCTCGCATTGCTGAACGTGAAGCAGAAAGACAGGAAAATAGACAGATTGCAGCGATTCAACGCGGGCAGGGAACCCCAGAACAGCAAGGGGATCGTGAGCTTACCGAAAAGTCTCTGAGTGAACAGTATGGTCTTGAACCCGGAGAGATGGCAAATATTTGGGGCAGTTCTCGTTCTATGAACGACCCTGTCATACAAGGTATCTTGAGTAGCGTGATGAGAACTCATGTTCTTCCCGAGTCCTTGCATCAGTCCATGTCTTCTCTAAGCAATGGTGAGCTTCGCATTGGCGACCCAAACCAGCTTTTAAGTGTTTACATGAATATCAAGGACTATCAGTTTGCGGGTCAAGCCTTACAAAATCCCGCCCTTAGATCTTTGTCCTTAGATCAAATAGCAACGCTGGATTATCTTGCTGACGTGGTTGATGTCCGAGGTAATGTAAGCGCGGAAGAATTGGCTGAAGTCTTCGCTCGCAGGGCCGAGTTTAGGGACGATCCTCGTCTACAGGCCCGTGTTGAGAATGTGCTTGGCGGTACACTTGATGATTTTGTTCTTAATCTTGAAGGCATTGATGATGTGCCTCTTTCTGCATTAAGCGCAATGAAGGACGCGGCTCTTGAGTTGGTTTCCCTTGGCTCTAGTCAGCGTGATATCAATCGTCGCCTTAATGCTCAGATAGAGCGCACGTATCCGGATGGTGATGGATATGTTGTGAATCAATATGGCGGCAGCCGCACAAAGTCTGCCCTTCCAGCTTCTGTTCCGGGCAACGAGCCTGTCTTCATGGATCATATTTTGAGGAGAATTTCAGAAGGCACTGGTTTCAAAAATGTTGCACTTGGGCGAGGCGCGGGCCTGCTTGAAAATGCTGCGCAAGCTTTGAGAACATCTTTCACTGGTGGCTTGGATTTCTCGGGGAAACAAGAAAACTTTTATCTCGTTCCCTTGGACGCATCGAGCAACGGAGAGGTGCGATATACCGTCAGGCGAGTGCGCCCGCTTGAAGATGGTGGCGATGAAATGGTTTATGAGACCATTTCCGGGAGTCTGGCTCCCTTTGAGGACGCTGTTCAGGCTTCTGTTCCACTCATTATCAGCACCCGAGACCCGATGTTTACAGCTACGATTGAGCAAAACAGACTTCGCGCTAAACAAGAAGAGCTTAGCAGGGCTGAAAGGCCGGGGCTTCTTCAACAGCAGTATGCAGAGTGGCAACAAATGACACGATCTCAACGTGAAGCCGCTGGTTTGCCAACCAGTGAACTTGGCGCTCAAATCCGATTTATGGGGCGAGAAGGTCGCACCAACTTTGAAACAGAATCGGATAGCTATGTCATTAGGAATCAGGAAAGAACAAATCAAGAAAGGCTAGAAAGGAACGAAAGGTATATAGAGTGGCAGGGCATGACGCGCTCGGAGCGCGAAAGCGCTGGCTTACCAACCAGTGAAGCTGGCGCTCAAGTTTTCTTCAAAAGATTTCAGCACGGCCTTGGCACGCAGTAAGGACTTAAACCAAAATGAATGATCTAAATCGTTATTCTCCAGCGTTGTTTGAGCCTACCATTGTATCTGAGAAGTCCACGTTTGGTGAGGCTGCTGAAGCAACGATTGGCTTGCGGCTTGCTCCCCTCGTTGATCGAAGCGTTATTTCTTTGCGCTTTGCAAACCAAGAACGTGACCCAAACTTTAACTGGCAAGAGAATCTTGGCGACCACTCTATGTACGCCACCAGTTTGTACACGGCCAAAAATGCTGAACACATGGCCGTCTTGAAATCTATGATCGATCGCAGCATTGAACGGCGTCAGGTGCTTTCTGATTCTACGATGCTGACTCAATTGGGGGCTGGCCTTCTTGATCCTATAAATTTCATTGCTCTACCTCTTGGTGGTCCAGCCCTAGGGGCTGCGAGATCGGCTGCTCGCGTTGGTCTTGGCACTGCTTTTGTTGAGGGTGCTTCTGAATCGCTCAACCTAATGCTTGATCCCGTCAAAACCATTGAGGAGGCAACGATCAATACGGCTACGGCTGCATTGTTTGGTGCTGCTTTGGGCGGTGCAGCGGGAAGCTTTGGAAACATTTCGGTTTCTCGCCGCGCGGCTGCCCTTGAACAGACGAATGCAGCCAATGCTGAGTTGTTTCAGATGGCTGCCCGGATTGAAAACCTTCA